AATTTGTTGTATTCTGAATTTATTTTTGAACTAAGATCAGGCCCGCAGTACACGCAAGATAAATTACATTGATTATTAAAAAACACCTCAAGCACAGTAGGTTGTACCGCCACAGCAGTAGGATCAGTTTCGAGTTCAGGTGGAGATTGATTAGGTATAGCAAGATGCCTCATGCGATCACTGGAACCGCCCGACTGTTCAACCTCTCTACAGTAATAACAACTGGTGCTGTCTGGCCAGAGCCCATCTAACATTCTCGTGCGATCTTTTTGTTTTTGATCAGTATTGTGAAACGTATCAAATGTGTCTGGAGTTATCTTTATAGTTTCACATCGATGACAACTTGCAGTTTCTCCCTTATAAAGATATAGCGTGCTCCAGTTCCACTTCAATTGGCAAGCCGTTGCTGTTTTGATGGGGAAATACTTATCCATTAATTTTCCCAGTCATCTTCGTGATAATCTTCTTCATCCTCAACTTCCTCGTCATCTTCATAAGATTTGTCGTTGTCGAGATATGTAGTGAGCGCACGTTTGATATCTGAATCACCTTTGAATGTATCTTTGATATCATCCACGTCACAGTCGTTGTCGATCAAAATAGAAACTACTGTCTCGGCTGCTTCATTGCGATCCACTGTATTCACATACCGCTTGAGTTCTGACCAAATTTCGCTGGCCACTGCTACTGCTTCATTCATTCTACTGCCTCCTCGATGGTACTTACCTCTTCTTTATGATTACCAAAATCTGTCATAGCACGATCCAAACACCCTTCTTCGTTGGCTTCCCACTTCTTGCGGAACTTCTTGATGATCTCACCGTCGCTGGTCACAAACACTAGGCTGTTACCTTCTTTCTTCAAGAGATTGCGTTTCTCCATGAGATCCACCATGCCGGAGTAAGGGCTCATTCCTGTCTCATAAGGAATCTTGACCTGTACGCCCTCGAAGGGTTTCGAGTAGCGTGTTTTCATCACTTTACAAGCAGCACGGATACCCATGACGTCTGTGATCTTGTTGCCATCTTCGTCCTCTTTGAGTTTGAGTTTCTTCATGGCCACTACGATCGAACTAGCGTAGATAAAGCCCTGACCGCCGGAAATCTTGTCATCGGGATCAAACATGTCCTGACTGGCGTATGTGTGGTTGGTACAAACCAACCCTACATTGTAACTACCAAACATATTCACACAGTTACGAACTAGACTAGTTAGTGCTTTGGGCTTACGACCCATGTCACCCTTCATATCGCCTGCATCAAACTGATTCACATCAGTGGGTGTAAGCAACATGCCCAAGCTGTCAATCACAAACATTACTTTAGGACGCTCGCCATCGGGCAAGGCCTTGTAATCGCTCATGAATGTACTAATGGTTTTGGCCACATCATCAATCATGGCCATGCTTAGTTTGAGCAATTTGTCTTGACCAGTATCCACTCCCAAGGCTTTGAGCCAGTCCTCGTCCAGTGCGTTTTCGCTGTCGATCAGCACAACATAGATGCCCTGAGCTTGGGCGTTCTTGATAATATTGCCGGAGCAGATGTAACTTTTACCTGCACCTGATTCGCCTGCAAACACAGTTACCTTGCCTAGTGGAATACCTCGGTTGAAGTCGCCCGAGATAAGATAGTTTAAGGCATAGTTGCCTGTGCTGATCCAATCAGTTGGATCATTGAAACCAATACTCAATCCTTCGATTGACTTGGTAATTTCTTTACGGAATTTTGAAACGTCAAATGGCTTACCCATGAATCACCTGTTATGATATAAAAGAACACAGAGGGGTTCCCCTCTGTGTGGTACGCATCAGCTTATTGCTTTTGGCGACTACGGATCATTGCCAGGATGTCCTGGGTCTTGCTGTCACCAGCAGGCTTGCCGACTGGAGCAGTGGCCACTGCTGGCTCATCAAAGTCATCAGCTGCCTTGGCAGGTGCTGCCACTCGCAATGCAGGCTTGGCTGTTTCTTCATCCACATCTGTTGCGGCTGCTGCGCCAGCAGGTGCATTCACACCAGCAGGACGGAAGTATTGACCCCAACGCTCTGTGTCGTAAGGTTGTCCATCCACGCTTGCTTCGAACATTTCTTTGATCACTTTGAGATCCACATCAGTGGGCTTCTTGGGCAAAAATGTGTTCAAGTCAAACAAGCCATGTGCATCCACTGCTGCCTGTTCAACATCAGTCAATGCAGATTCTTTACGAGCCCACTTGCTGCTGTTGTAGTCAGCGAATCCACCTTTTTGTGTTTTGCTGATACGGAAGTCCAATCCTGACATGGTGTCAGTTGGCAGATTTTCCAACTCGGGATCCATCAACGCACCTTTGATCAAGGTGAATAGTTGTGGTCCAATGATGAACTTGCGAATGGGATTTTCCGGAGTCTTGTCGTCTGCGATGGGATTCTCACGAACAAATCCTTGGAAGATGTAGCTGCGTTTCTTCCAGTACTTGCGACCCATGTCTTCAAGGCTCTTGTCCTTGAACCAGGTGCGCACTTCTGCCAAGATTGGGCAAGCGTCGCCCCACATCTCCACGCAAGGCACTTGTACCATGACCTGTTTGGAATCCATCTCACCTTTGACGCCATTGAATGGCAGTCGGATCATGGCTCGTTCCACCCAGAAGAATGTGTTCTTGGAATTGCCGTCGGGTAAAAAGCGCAAAGTGGCTGATTGACCTTCTTCCATGTTCCAATGTGGATAAATGGATCGGTCACCGCCTCCAGTGGATTGCCCACCTTTGTTCTCTGCTGCCTGTAGTCGTGCTCGGATTTCTGCTAAAGTTGCCATATTGTGTTGCCTTTCTATGCTTTAATATGATTAAAAATATTTAAGATTAACTTAAATGTGTTGCCTACAAGGTTATTATACACAGCCCTGTCTGTGTTTCCTACCTTTACGGTAGCGAAATTTGCCTATCTAGTTGGTTACGGAAGTGTGTGCCACTGCACACACTTCTTTGTTTGTTTTATTTATGTTATCTCAGCAAAGCCAAAGATTTTATTCTTGCCAGCAGTGCATCACCTTCACGTGATTCGTAATTGAGCGAGCGTCCGGATTCATCCATGGGGTTATCATCAACCTCATCCGGCAAGTCTCTTGCGTCAATCTTGGCGCTAGGAACTGGCATGGCCACTGCTGCGGTATTTTGAGCAGTCTGTGCTTTGCCGTTGTATCCTTGTTTTACGCCTTTGAAGAAATTACCAATAGGCTCATACATGTTGCTGGCTGCTTGACCAAGGCGATCAGTGACTGAGCGGGCTGCCTGGCCTACCACATCGCCAACATCTGTCATGTCTTCATCTATGCCATATGCTCGTTTGAACAGATCCTGATTGCTTTGCATGCTATTTTGTGCGTCGATGGCTGCACCTTTGCTTTTTTGAGCTCTAGTGTAGCCGGGCGTCGGCGAAGCGCCGGTCGGCAAGTAGTCGTTTGGCATGTCATCTCTTTGTGCTTGGCCAAATCCTTTTCTGACATTCAGATCCCGATTGAAGTCTTTGACTAAATCTACATCTGAAACCGGATTATACGGGAATGGCTTGGGATCCCGTTTATTATAAAGATCCATGTTTCTCTGTTCTCTGGCACGTGCAGCTTGTAGCAACGGATAATCAGGATGCCCTGGAGGTATTTTTGTGATCATATCCTTCACAGCATTTGCTGCCTTGCCGCCTAATTCGCCGGCGCCTCTAACTGCTGCGCCTATAACACCTTCGTCCATGGGTTCATCATGTGTGCGGCCAACACCATCTACACGGATACGAGGTATTCGTTTGCCGTCGGTGTCGATCATATAGTTTTGAAAGTATTGTCGGCCTTGATCATCAACCTCATCTGGCAAATCTGTTGCAGTGATCTTGGCACTGGGAACTGGCTTGGCCACTGCTGTGGAAGTTCGGGGAGTGGGAGTACGTGGTGGTATTGGCCTAGATTGAGCACCAATTAATTGAGGCTCGTCTTGTCCAGTCATCTTTTCCCAGTCTCTTATTCTTTTTGCCCGATCATTGTCGGCTTGTGAGCGTGTGGCATCTCGATATTCTGGATATGCAAAATAACCTGCTTTTGTGTCGTATGCACCAGTTGATTTGGGACCGCGTTTGAAAATGTTTGTGCCCATGGCTCGAACTTTTCCGCCCGGTGGGCCTGAAGGACCATAATCTTCATCTAAGTCTTCGATCAGTCGAGAGCCGGAGTCCAGGATGCTTTGATTCATTTCTTCCAACCAGCACTCTTTCAAGCCATGCACAGGGCAGTAGTCGTTTTCCATGGTGTAGTTGCACCCTTCTTCCAAGGGTTTGTCATTGGTGATGTCAAGACCTACTACCGGAGAAGGGTTAAGATCCATCATAGGCAGAGATATATCGGGACCTTGTGCCATTGTAGAAGATTTAAGATCCATCATGGGCAGAGATATATCGGGACCTTGTGCCATTAGAGAAGATTTAAGATTCATCATGGGCAAAGGGTCGTCGTTGAATTTCGCAGATCTGATATCAGCTCTGGGAATTGCTTGAACTTGAACTATGTTTGGTGATCGTACCCTTCGTACTTGAACACCGGCCTCATCAACCATGTCAACGCCCTGTATATCATTATAGAATCGTTGGCCGATCCATTCATAAGGATCACCGGTGCGAGCTTTTTTAACACCGTATGGCATGTCATCAAAATAGTAGTCATACAATGCGTCATACAGGTATTCACTCATGTCACCGGTTTGCACAAAGTCCTTGATGTCACGTTGATATGTGGTCATGATGTAATCTAATGTGCTTCCAGCATCATTCAGCACGTTTTCTTTCAGTGGCATTCCCGACAAGTGGCGCATGCGTTGCAGGCTTTCAAAGGTGCTGATGTTGTCGGCTTCATTTGTATCCTTACCAACAAAAAATCGAGAATTACTTGGCGGATTTTTTGTGAGGTATTGCGAAGCGATATCGTCGTCTTGTGTGACAGTGACTTTGTGCATGCCTCGACTATCGGGGCCTGTGACGCTGGCTGTTCTTTCTCGAAAATCTGGGCCAGTAGTTGTGCGTTGCCCGCCAACTCTTGCATCCATCGGTTGTCCAATTTTTTGGAAATTTGCTATGCGACCATCTTGATCTGGATCATCCATGGTTTCGTCTGGAGATTGATCTACAAATTCTTCCGCCACACCTTGCTCGTCGTTTTCGTCATCACTCCAGTAGTCTTTGGGATTGGCGAAATCATTGATTATATTCGCCGCATATTCAACAGGCACACCGGCTTTATTGGCAATGACTTTGTGATACCCGGGTGTATTGAGTTCTTCCATGCTGAGTCTCGGATAATACAAACCCAGAGCAGTCAAAACCCGGCTGTATTCTCCAGTTCCAGTGCCTTCCGCCATAGCTTGCTGCGGTTGGGCGTCCATATCAGGTGCAGCATTAGCAGGCATCTGTATGCCCAGTTCTTGCATTCTGGCCTGCACCACAGAGTCATCCCACAGGTTAGCACGTGGATCTTGTTGAGCCAGCTCTCTGATGCGGTCAAACAACACATCATCTCCAATGAGATCATACAGTTGCTCGGTGGCATTGATGCCATCTGGGCCCACGATCAATTCACCACTCATTAGTGTTTTGAGCCTGGTCAGTTGTTCAGGAGTTTCCGGCAGACTCCAGGTGCCTTCGGCCAGGGTATTAATCCAGTTTTCAAATATGTCAGCTTCTTTCATTTCACGTCCTCTTTGTATTTTTGCCAACAGTGGTAGAGCTTGCTCAATCCTGTCGTCAATGGTCTGTTCTACGAACAGTGTTTTGATATCTTCTACCAATTGATCTTGTTCTGTGATGTTGGCCGGATGCCAAGATTCAAAATAAGCACTGTAGCCACGTGGGCTGCTTAATCGCTTGATGCTTTCTCTTAGAGACTTGTAGTAGGTTTGCGCACCTTCTACCACACCTTGAGTGATGCCTTCCGACACACGCCCTTGGCTGGCACGATTGAAACGTGTGAGCACTTTGAGCTCTGTAATCATTTCACAGATGTGATTGCCGCGCACATCATACGGCTTGCCACCTTGACGCACATGTTCCAGCATGGCT